AATCCACGTGTAAAATAGTGGCAAATGACACAAAACCCTATGATTTATAAGGGTTTTTAACGCTTGACAAATAGACTATTTTATGATAGAATTAATGAATAAACTAACAAAAGGACTATATTATGATAACTAAAGAAACTATATTTGAAGAATTTAAGATTGCAAAACAAAAAGACATTGCAAAATCAACAACTAAACCTCCGTACGAGAATATGTTTACAAACAGAATTGCTGTATTGAGATCACATGCCGATACTAAAAAAACAAATCCTAAAATGTACAGAAATTTAGATATTAATTTTGATAGACTCATACTTGCCTATCAATCACCTGTACCAGTTGATCATTTTTACAAAGTTGTTTTCGGTATGACGTTGAAAGAATACGAACATAAAAAGATGATTGATGAAATGACCGAAAAACAAAAAGAAAGAGAAGAAGAAAAAAAGAAAAAAGAGAAAGAGATTGAAGGTGTTAAAGAAGTTACTTTTAATTAGTTGTTTGTTGTTCCTATGCAATTGTGCTAGTAAACAGTCCTATATTGGTGCGTCCACTACAGCGGCTGTTGCTGGTACAGCATGTTGGCAATACTTATCAGATAATCCTGCTGTCGTTGCTACTTGTGCAGTTGCAGGTTCTTTTAAGGGTGCAGATATAATGAACTCCGAAACAGACGATCAGTTAATGACAAGAGCATTTATAGATCATTTAGACAATGCTCCTAATAGTCCAGGGTTTACTACTTGGCAAAACCCTAAAACACAAAGTAATGGTATTATTAAAACTACAGGTTTTTATTTAAAGGGACCTATTAAATGTACAATGATTGAAACTACACACGATCAGAATTTAGATAACACTAGATTCTTTGATACTATACTATATGGTAATCCGTATAGACAAATGCAATGGCATGAGGCGTGTAAAATGCCTGACGGTAGATGGATGTTAACACAATGAAAAAATTTATAGACCCTAAAAATCCACACACGGTGGGTGAGAGTGCCTGGAATCTAGGCAATCATATATTACTAATAATGTTTGTTATGGCATTATTGTTTGTAGTAAAATCAAGTTATGCTGAAGATAGTTTTGAAAACACAATAAAGAAACTAGAGGCATTAGAAAACAATGGTACAAAAGTTGAATATGATAAAATACAACCTATCAAAGATCAATATTGTTTCATTAAAGTAGAAATTAAGCAATTAGACAATGGCGATATTGTTAAACAGGAAGTAGTAGAATGTGCAGATGGCCGAAAGGCATACGATGGCCCTAGTTATTGGGAGTTGTTTGCTCAATTCTATTATAGAGATATGTTTACACCTGCCTATTGCAGATATTATGAAAGGCCGAAACATGCCTATCATAAACCTGGCAAAGTTTGCCTTGATAAAGACGGTAATTGGGAGGTACGAAAATGATAAGAGGTATAATAACCTTAACGATTTTGTGGGTTATCCTTGCTTTTGCATGGGATCCATTTACATCAACAGTTGAGAAAACACAGGCTGTTGACAAAACAAAAGAAATAGTATATAATGTGTTTAATAATATGAAGGAGAAGGTGAATGAGTAAGATACTCAAATATATAATGATCGGTTCTATAGGTCTGTTACTTGCAAATTGTTCTAGTAGCACTTATAAAATCAAACAAGAAAAGGATAAACAAGTCCTTAAAGTACCATCTTGGTATATGAAAGATTATAACGAGAAGAAAGAATGTGGTACTAAAACGTTCGGCAAAGGCAAAGATAAAGTTTGTATCTTTGGTGTCGGTACGAGTGTTTCACCAGATTTAGAACTTGCAATTGAAAAAGGTATGATGATTGCAAAGGCTGAACTTGCTGATAAAGTAAAAGGTGAGATGAATAAGAAAGCGAAAATATTTACTACTGAATTAGGTAAGAATACTAATAAGACCGTAGTTACAGATGTTGAAACTACATTGGTAAATATAATTAAACAAACACCTGTAAGAGGTTATGAAGTGTTTGCTCAGGAAGTAACGCTTACAAAGAACGGATACTATCGTTCTTGGATAGGTTTAAGATTACCTATGGGTGAATACAATAAGATGTATAACTACTCTATTGAAACTGTTGTTGACGCTTTCAAACTAAAAGAAATGGCTGATAAGGCCTATGACGAAGTAGAGGTTATTGCTAATGAGCAGTAAAATAGAAATATACTCAAAGCCCAATTGTACATATTGTACAAAATCAAAACACTTGGTTAAGAGTTTGGGCTTTGAATACACAGAAAAGATGTTTGGTAAAGACTTTAAAACACCAGACGAGTTATTTGAGGCCGTAGGTAAACAAGTAAGAACTATGCCACAAATATTAATTGATGATAAACATATCGGTGGGTACAATGAATTAGTTGAATACTTTGCCGATAAAGGTTTAGTAAACTTTAAGGGTGAGAAAATATAATGGCATTATCAGATTATTCTTCACACGATTGGCGTAAACATACAGATGACGCTGTTATTGTAAGTGATAAGGAATTTGAACAATTAAAAGTAAATAATAGTAGAGTTATCTTTATCAATCCAAAAACATTAAAAGAGGAATCTGTTGAAGTATCCAGATTGATTAGAGTCTTTGTAAATAATAGAGATGATCTAAAAAGGAGTGTTAAGTAATGTCAAAGTTGAATGCTATTATATTGTTAATATTATTAAGTATTACAATTGCTAATTCTATTGCAATTAAAAATATACATGATGAAGTATTTTGGCCTGAAGGCATAATGAAACCATTAAAGAGATGATGACAAAAGAAAAGAAACCAGATAACATAATATTGTTTCCTAAAATTCCTATGAAAAGACCTAATCAAAAGGCACAAGAATTAGACGCTAAACGACAGGAGATGATGAGATTGCAACATAACAAGGTTTATGTACAGGCAATATCTGAACAGTTAACAGAGTCAATGCTATTGATATTAAGAGATGAGAATATTAGTATAACAGACAAAACGTTTTTAAGTGACTATAAACTAACACTAGAGGCGATTAACTCTATGTTGTTAAGACATGTACATATAAAACACCCTTTACAAGAGCGTGTAGATAAATCAGTAACAACAAAGGGTGAAGGTAAAGATGTTTATGCTATTACAATTGACTATAACAAATTTTAAGAATTCCATAAAGCACTTTGGGATAATTACTAATACTGGCAAAGTTAGTAATTCTAAATCATGCCAATATATAATAGAAAAGGAGTGAATAAATGTTTAAATCATTATTTACAAATGACTCATTAAGAGTTGTATCAAAATCAAAAAAAACTGAAACTAGAGGCAGAAAAACTTTGTCTAAAAGACAAAAGGTTCTAAATCTTTTATCAAAAGGTCAATCTGTGACTTGGAAAGCATTAAGAAGCAGATTCGATTTAGTATCGCCAAGAGCACTTGTTGATACTTTGAGAGCAGAAGGTAACATGATCTATGTTAACAAAACTGCTAAAGGTACATCTTACAGAATGGGTGTTCCTACAAAAGCGATTATCGCTGCTGGTATTAAAAAATTATATGGGACTCCGTTCGCATATAAAAATGCTTAATTCTCATTAAGTATAAATATCTGTATAGGGGTAGGGAGACTTACCCCTTTACATAACAACATGAGGAGGGCATTATGCCAATGACAACATCACAATTACATGGTATGGATACAGCAGGTTCATCTGCTCCATTACTACATGAAATTCTAACAAAAGTAAATAACGCAAAAGATAAACCAGCAAAGATTGCTGTTTTAAAGAAGAATGACTCTATACCTTTAAGACAAATTATAAAAGGTGCATTTGATCCTAAAATTAAATGGGCATTACCTGAAGGTATACCACCATACAAAGAGAATGACGCACCAGCAGGTACTGAACATACTACTTTATTCCAAGAAGCTAGAAGACTATGGCACTTTGTAGAAGGCGCTGACAGTAAACTACCTAAAACTAAAAAAGAAATGATGTTTATTCAGTTACTTGAAGGCCTACATAAAGATGACGCTGCTCTTATGGTCGCAGTAAAAGACAAAGCACTTAATAAAAAGTACAAAGGTCTAACAGACGCTGTGGTAAAAGAAGCATTTGGTTGGAATTCAGATTACAAAACGTCCTAAAACATAAATATTATTAAGTGATTCTATAATATTCAACTATAGGGTGCATGACAGAATGTCACACCCTATAAACCTATTGATTTATCTACATTATTTGTCCATTTTTTGCTTGATTTCTTTGTTGATTTCTGATATTATTATCATATGAAAACAACAAAGGAGAATATATAATGTCAAAAACAAAACAATGGATTGAAGATACTACTGAAACTAAAGTTGATAACATCATTGCTAAATTAACATCTGGTGAGATTACTAGAACAGACGCTAGAGATCAAATTATGGATGTTGATAATATTGCAATGTTAGGTATTGATGAGAATACAGTTGATGAAGTAATTTACGAGGCACATGCCAATGCGTAAATCTTTCTTAATTTTATTTTTATTATTTGTCTATACTTGGTCTTGGTCTATCTTTAACGTTGCCAAGGCAGATGACTATAACAAGGCTGTAATTGGTCATGTTATTTCAGAAACTATTAAAGGCACAGATATTGATACATCATACATTATGGAGCAAGAACTTGAAAAACTTGCCCACAAATTTATGATAGATTCAGTAATTATATTACAGGCATACTTACCACAAATTATTGATGGTGTTGCCGCTGATTTAAGATTAAAACTTGACGAAAAATACAAAGAGGCAATTTTAAATGGCGAAAATAACAACTAGAAAAATGAAGGCAATGAAGTTGAAAAAGGCTCTTAAAAAGGAGTTTTCTTCTAAGCGTCAATATAAGACTACCTATAAAGATATTAAAAAGTATTTCAAAATTCTAAACAATGTTATTTTTGATAGCAAGTTAAGTCCGTTCGGACAAATTCAAATAAAAGATTTACAAAGAGAGAAGTGTGTAGGACAAGTAGTAACCTTTGAATGGAAAAGAAAAGGTACTAGATTATACAAGTTAGAGATGTTACCTACATATCCTGATAAAAGAGATTTTATGGACACTTTAGTACATGAAATGGTACACTTGTACCAAATGCAAAACCTGGGAGACTCGGGCAATCACAATGACGTGTTTTGGTCGTTTAGTCCAAAAGTAAACTACGTGGGTTTACAATTATAAGAAAGAGTATATTATGAAAGACGGTGAGAAGAACCACATTGATGAGTGGCTACAGAAACAAATCAAAAAAGGTATTGTCATTATTGACAAGGTACTTAACAATAACGTAAAAGAGTGGGAACTATATTATACAGGACATTTACAAAAAGATATATTGTGTAACTTTCCTGGTAGAACTAGTAAAAAGATTTTCAAAGGATATAGAAGTCATTTGGATAACGACAACCTTGTTTTTACACAAAAGAAATTTGAAGAACATGGTTATGAATATTATGTAAAGAGAGGTATATAATGAAACTATTGAAGAAACATAAAGAGATATTAAACGAACTGATAAAAGGTAAAGGTTATTTCAAAACACCTACCGTACCTAAAAACCACCAAGAGAATATTTTAGATGATTTAGTCAATCTTTATTTAAAAGATTTACTTGTGTTTAATAGAGAATATGACGTGCCATCATTTGGTCCTAGTAGTGAACACAAGGTAAGATATAAATGGTATACAGTTACAATGCCTAAAACTAAAACAATCAAAGACTTAAAAAAGGTGGTTAAAGATGGCAAAATTTAATTGGCATAGACTAGCAAATCTGGCTTGGTTTTATACAAAGGTATTCTTTGCAGTATTGACTTTATGCGTTGTTTCATACTTGTACGGTACACATAAACCTAATGAGTCTGCTATTGCAAAAGTGAATGAAGAATTAGATATATTTTATATGAATGAGATTAAGGCAATGGATTTACAAGAACCTGAATTTACATATAACAATGATATACAATTTGTACGTGCTATGCACAAATGTATAAACTTCATAAATTTTACATTACCTAAAGATAAAAGAGTACCTTATGAGATGATTATAGGTCAGGCAGCGTTAGAGTCTGCTTGGGGTCAATCAAGGTTTGCAGTAGAAGGTAATAATTTATTTGGGATTAGAACATGGAGTAAAGACTCACCACATCTATTACCACAAGGTGTTACAAAGTGGCCTGGTTGGGGTGTAAAAGTATTTGCTAGTAAATGTGATAGTGTAAACTATTATATTGATCTATTAAACAATCATAATGCTTACAAAGAGTTTAGAGTATTAAGACAAAAAATGCTTGATAAGAATCAAATGCTAGACTCATTGTTATTGATTAAAAAACTTGATAAGTTTTCTACAACAAAAGATTATGACGCTAGAGTTGCTAGAATGATATTTAAAATCAGAAAACTAGAGGAGAAAAAATGACAGCAGAGTACGGAGTAGGTTTATTCTTTTTAGGTATGACAATAACTTTTATAGGTTTTTTCATTGCCTTTTTAGTTGTTAACTATAATGAAAAGGTAGAACGTAAAAAGAAATACAAAGAAAAAGGTCCATTAGCAGACTTGTATAAGTATATGCCTGGTGTAAAATACGGAGATGATTGCCAGTGAGTTATGCTAATTCAGAAAATCACAAAAGAAACGTAAGAACTTTAGCAGAGGGTGCTAGAGGTAAAAAGGTTACACGTAAAGTTGACACGTGGGAATATCAATCACTTGCAGAATGTATTAGGAGTGATCAAGTACCTGCCGAAGAAATCGCAGAAATCTTTACAGATAAAGCATATTATAACTGGTACAAAAAGACTTATTGGTCTAATAAATAATACATGTTCTTAACATTAATAACTTTTATAAGTGCAATCAGCATATCGTTAATTGCTGCTGGGTATTCTATACTTGGTTTAGCGACATTGTTTGCTGGTGCATATGTACCTATTATTGCAATGGGTTCAGCATTAGAAGTAGGTAAGTTAGTTGCTGCCTCATGGTTGTATCATAACTGGCGCTCAAACATACCTAAATCATTAAAGGCATATCTATTTACATCAATTATAGTTTTAATATTCATAACATCAATAGGTATCTTTGGTTTCTTATCAAAGGCACACCTAGATCAAGTTAAACCTACAGCAGGTAATACTGAACAAATAGAACTAATAGATAAAAAGATTAGACAGGAAGAGAAGATTATAGAACGAGCAGAAAGAACACTTGCTCAATTAGATAAAGCACTTGACGTTTATATTGACAAGGAATTTGTTACTAGGGGACTAAAAGAGCGAAAGAAACAAAAAGAAGAACGAGACCTGTTGAATAAATCAATAGACGAAGCAATGGAAAAAATAACGAACTTGAACAATTCCAAATCGTCAATAAATATAGAACAATTAAAATTAGAAGCGGATGTGGGTCCATTAAAGTACGTTGCCGAGTTGATTTATGGTGATAATGCTAATGATCATTTTGATAGTGCCGTTCGTATTATTATATTAATACTTATATTTGTTTTTGACCCACTTGCAGTATTACTATTGATCGCTGCTAATATATCACTAAATCAATGGCGTGATAAGAGAGATGAAAAGAAAACAGATACTATGGAGAGAGCATTAAAAAGAATAGAAGTATTAGAGAATCGTAACAAACGACTCAAAATATACAAAGATTTAACAAAAGAGTTAGGTGACAATCCAGACGAAATTAAACTTAAATTAAATCAAATATATGACTGGAATAGCGATAAAAATTAGTGCTTGACTTTATTGTCAAAATGATATATAATAATACTATGACTACTAAATTTGATAGACCTATTAGATTCTCAACCAAAGTTAAGAGATTAAACAACCTTGCTAGTGCATGTGCTAAATCAAATAACAATGACTTTAAAGCAATGTGGTACCATAAACTAATTGACTTGGCAAAAGAATATGATATGTTAAACTATGTAATGAGAAAGGTAATACACTAATGAATATATTTTATGTTGACAAAGACCCGAAGACAGCGGCTAAGATGATGTGTGATAAACATATTATTAAAATGATACTAGAGTCTGCTCAGATGTTATGTACTGCTAAAAGAGTACTTGACGGCACAGAATATATTGATACTACAAAGAATGGTCGTAAGATTAAAAGATGGCGACTAGATAACCCTAACGAAGAAGCAATAGTTTACAAAGCAGGTTGGTTAGGTCACCCTAGTACACAATGGGTAATCAAGTCAGCATATAATTACAACTGGTTATTTAATCACTTCATAGCACTAAACGAAGAATACAAATTAAGATGGCAAAAAGATACAGACCATGTATCAATAACTAAACTTGCTGATCTACTAAAACACCCACCTAAAAATGCACCATTGAACGTAGTCGCTACAGACGCTACACCAGCAATGCCTGATCATTGTAAGATACCAGGCGATGTTGTAGGTTCGTATCGTAAGTATTACATATTAGAAAAAGTAAGATTTGCTAAATGGGAAAAACATGGTGCAGTTATGCCTGATTGGTTCAAACAAGGGTTACAAGAAAATGCCAGGTAAATGGGATGGTAAGAGTAGAATACCTACTCAACTATACAAAGATAATTACAATAGAATATTTGGTAAGAAGGATGATAAAAGAAAGAATACAACAAAAGGGCGAAGACCTAAAAATGTTGCAAGGGCACGATAGACTTGCATATTTAATAGACATTGCCAAAGACGTAGAACAATTACCAGATGAAGTTAAAACAGATGATAATAAGATAAGAGGTTGTGCTAGTAATCTATGGTTGATTGGTGGTGCAAAAGAAGATAATACAATGATATATAAGATTGACGCTGACGCATTTATAACAAAAGGTACAGCAAAGTTAGTTACTGACTTATGCAATGGTTGTCCTAAAGACGAAGTTGCTAGTTTAACTATAGAAGACTTTTTACCTTTAGGCGTTAAAGAACTTTTAACTATGCAAAGACAGAATGGTCTAGGCAGTTTGATAGAGAGGATAGTAACAATAGCAAATACTAAATAGAACTATGAATAACGTAACAGATTTTATACAATTAAACATGAACTTTTTAAATGATATTCAAAGTTATCATTGGCAAACAGAGTCATATTCTGAGCATGAAACAACAGGTGAATATTATGAAAAATTTAATAAACTAAATGACGAGTTTGTAGAAACTTGGCAAGGTAAATCAGGTACTAGAATTAAGTTTAGTGCAGAATTAAGACCTGGCATAATGAACTATGCTGATAATAGTCAAGTAAAAGGTGAAGTGCAGAAACAAGTTGCTAGACTTAATAAGATAGCACAGAACCCTAAAGTGCAAGGTCAAATGGATTTAGAAAGTATATTAGAAGATATGCTTTTAGCAACAAATCAATTACTATTTCATCTAACTTTAAAATAAATGCCCCTATACACATTTAAGAATACCAAAACTGGTAAAGAGTTTACTGACATGATGTCAATAAGCGAAATGGAATCATATCTTAAAAAGAACAAACATGTAAAACAACAGATTACAAGTGTTAATATTGTTGCAGGTGTTAGTGGTATGAGTTATAGACATGATCAAGGATGGAAAGAAGTGCAATCAAAAATCGCAGAAGCACACCCACAAAGTGCCTTTGGCAGAGAACATGGTAAGAAAAGCGTTAAACAGATTAAAACAGAACAAGTAGTTAAAAAACATATGGCTAGACAACGTGCAAAAAATAAATAATAAATGGGTACAGAGCGAGCAACTGAACAACAACGGTCGTATACCAGAGTCTAATAAGTCAATCCGCTCATTGTACAATACAATGCGGGCAGGACTTATAGTCCTGCCAACGCTAATACTACTAACAGGTTGTGGGGTAAAAGATTATAACTTTAATCCTTATACAACATTATTAAATCAAGTAATTAAAACACAAAATAAACAAGGAGAATAACTATGGCAGACATACCTGATTTTATGCGAGAGTTTGATACAGACGTTGACTTTGGTTTTACTCCTGTATCTAAAAAACCAGCTGAAGAAACAACAAGTCAGCCGAGTGCTGATCCACTAGAACTAGCAAAAATTAAGTCAGACGTATCTGATATAAAATCTGCTATGAATGAGGTTATGCAGATTGTAGCAGAGAAAGACTCTGTTAACAAAGATATACAGGACGCTGATACTACAGCAAGATTTAAAGAGATTGAAAAGATTATGTTACCTTTTTTATATAATCTTTCAAAGTCTAATGAACCTTATATACATTGGCCAAATAGAGGACCAATTATCAAGGCTCAGATGGACAAATTGTTAAAACTTACAAGGGGGTAATATGTTAGAAGTGAAAACTCATCATAAAGAACTGAAAAGAGCAGTGAATGAAGTTGAAGAAAAAAGAAGAAATGACAGATCATCTAAATTATGGTTTGATGTAAGAACCTTGAAGAAAATTAAACTAAATGCAAAGGATAAACTAAATGCAACTAAGCAAAAACTTTTCGCTTAAAGAACTAACTGCTTCACAAACAGCAGATAGACATGGTATTAGCAATAATCCAAGCGAAGATCATATGGATAACTTAAAAAAACTATGTGATAATGTTCTACAAAAAGTTAGAGATCATTATGGCAAAGTAGTATCTGTATCAAGTGGTTATCGTAGTCCTGAATTGTGTGTAAAGATTGGGTCAAGTATGAAGTCCCAGCACGCAAAAGGCCAGGCTGCGGACTTTGAAATCTTTGGAATTGCTAACGCTGACTTAGCAAAGTATATTATAGATACTTTAGATTTTGACCAGCTGATTTTAGAGTTTCATAAACCAGAAGAACCTAATAGCGGATGGATTCATTGTTCGTATAAGAACAAAGAAGAAAACAGAAAACAAGTATTAAGAGCATACAGAAATGATGATGGTAAGACGGTATACGAACCGTATGACCCTAGTTGAGCTGTTGAACGTCTTAATGATGATAGAAAAAAAGAACAAGACAAGATAATTGATTTGTATTGTCAAAAAGGTATATAATGAAATACACCATTGTTATGTTAATTGATTTTATTGGTCATCCTTTATTGGGTGACCAATATACAAACGGTAGAAGATATTCCGAATTACTTAAATTTGCTACATGTTCAAACCTTGACAAAGATAATATTGTCTTTGTTACAAATACAAAACCAGAGCATAATGAATTTTCTGAATTGTTAGCAATGTTACATGGTGCAGGCTATGATATAGTCTATACTTCAAGCGAAGAACAAATATCAAACATCATAGAAAAAGTAGAAGACCACATGAATTGGGATATTAAAGAATACAATACCCAAGTAATAATAGGTGGGTGTAATCTAGGTGGTTGTGTTATAAATGCAAAACCTATGAGTGCAGTATTTTGGCAACTAAAAGGTTACAAAACTACAATACATTTACCATTATGTGCAGAATATGAGCAACCAGGTGCTAATCAGATAGAGAAAGTCTATCGTAGTATTGAGCAACTATTTCATTTTACAAAAGAATATAAAGCATTTGGCATAGAATATTGTACAGATTTTCATAGATTAAAGATGGCCTACAAGGGGCTTGACAATATTGACAAATAATGATATAATGATTATATAATATTTAACGGAAGGTATATTATGGCGTTTAATTATGTAGAACTGAATGAAGAAAAACTACCTAAAACTTTAGGTGTGAAAGGTAAGAACCAAGATGGTATAAGATATTATACTATTGATGGTGTTAATATGCCTTCTGTTACTTCTATTCTAGGTGCGATTCCCGAAAGAAAAGTAAAGATTGAAGGTTGGCGTAATGCAGTTGGTGAGAAGATGGCCAACTACATATCTGCCTCTGCCATAAATAGAGGTAAGGCAACCCACACACTAATAGAAAATCATATTAGAAACCAAGATGAGAAGTCTATGGGTATCACAGCTGTGACACCACTAGGTCTGTTTAGAATTATTAAACCTTATCTTGCTAGACTTGATAACATACATTGTGTAGAAGAATATCTATACTCAAAAGAGATTAGTGTTGCAGGTCAAGTAGATTGTATTGCTGAATATAAAGGCAAACTATCTGTAATTGATTTTAAGACCAGTACAAAACAAAGAGATAAAGATTACAACTATGGTAACTTCTTACAATGTTCAGCATATGCTAAAATGTTTGAAGAAATCTATCCTAACAAAAAGATAGAACAAACGGTTATTTTGGCTGCCTGTGAAGACGGGTTTGTACAAGAGTGGATACATGGGCCAGAGAGCATTGCAAAACACCAAGAGCTGTTTTATAAGCACACGAAAGACTTTTTTGAAAGGAATAGTATAAATAGTTAGACCGAAAGGCTAACTATGAAAAAACTATTACTATCTATACTCGGACTATTATTGTTAACAAGTGTAACAATTGCTGAAGAGTCAGAAATCAAAAAGTACAACTTCTATTGGGATGAAGTACCTGTAGTTTGTGGTGCACCTGAAGAAATTGATCGTTGGGCGAATGATAAAGGTTTTACACCTCTCTCATTAAGTTACGGCAAAGAAGGTGGTGATCCAGATGGTGTAGTAGTTTATATAGTAGTATATTATTTAAATAAAAGCAACGGCGAAACATTTGCAACCGTTACCACACCTACTGGTAAAGATGTATGCGTAATTTTTAGAACATTTAATTTACAATTAAATCCTGAAATTATGGAACAATACGCACCAGGACTTAATTTATAGAATTTAACGTAGAAGGTATGATAATACCTGTAGAAGACCCGAGTGCAATTCTCGGCTACTCCACCATCTAAACAATGAAATTTAGGGGGTAGAGTTAGGATCGATTCACAGATAAAACATACTGGAGTTAAATGGTTGACTACCTTATAGTCTTTATAAACGCAAATAATAACTTTGCAATGGCAGCTTAATCTGCTATAAGGGTTTGCCTGTACCTAGTAACAGAAACAGGCTTGACAAATACGTAGATTGTGATATAATATTATTATAAAGTGAGGTAAATTATGGCAGATAATTACAATAGAGATTCGCATGAGCAAGATATGACTTATGAGAATGAGCAATCAACGGTAACAATACCGTTAAAAGAATATGATAGACTAAAAGCAGAACAAACTTATATTACAGACCCAAGTTTAATTAGTATCATAGATAAAATAGAAGAACTAACAAGAGCATTAAGAAAACACATAGTCAGAAAACTATAATGTTAATGAATAGTAAAAAGTTTGCTCTTATTATAGAGGGCGTAGTAAAGGATAAAAGAATATCTTACCTGGATGCTGTATTGCATTATTGTGAAGATAACGACATAGACACAGCGTCTGTAGGTCCTTTAATCAACAAATCATTAAAAGAAAAAATAAAAGCAGAGGCAGAAAAACTGAACTTGGTTGAGCGATCAAGTACAGCAGTTTTACCTATATGAATAGTTATGAAGCATATACATTATATTTGGCTATTAAACTACACTTCACTTCCGATAGTTATGATTTTTACAGGCACAATGCCAAAGTTAATTCATCATTTAACACATTTTTAAAACGTAATGATAGATTTTTCTTTCATAAACTTACAACTAAATATACAAAGGAAGAAATGCTAGATTATTTTATATGTAACTTCTTCCATAATTCAAAAACATGGATAGGCAATTTAGTTAGAGCAGATGGAGAAACTACTTACAATAAGTGGCGAAAGTATAATCAATCTTTTACGTACAATTTTAGAGGGGATTGTGTATTACTTTCTAATGTCATTAATGATAATTCTATTTTGTTTGATGATGTGTTTCGTGTACATAATGGGCAACATCCACGATTGCTACGACTACTTCTATCTGAAAAAATATCAGTACAAACAATCATCATCTTGGATAAGATTTTATCTTTTATTAAGAGATGGGACAAAGACATTGCTGAAACAGTTATCTGGCCTGAAAAATCGTTTAAAATAAAGAAACTATCACCATTTATAAAGTTTAACCTTACTAAATGTAAGTTTATAATGAAAGAGGTATTTGTGTGAACGAATATGTACCGCCACCATGTATAAACATATGTACAATAGATGAAGAAAGTGGTTATTGTATGGGTTGCAGTAGAACAAAAGAAGAAATAGAGAAGTGGGATCATCCTGATACAACTAAAGAATGGAAAGAAAACAATTTGAAGGAGTTAGATGGAAGAGGGTAAGTTAACAGAGGAACAAGTAAGAGAAGAATATAGACAGCAACGTAAGGACAAAACATTTGCTTCATGTTGGCCTGCTAACAATGATAGTTTTTATGAGTGGTGCTCACAATACCTAGATTACAAACATATAACTAAAAAGAAAAAGAAATGACAATAGAACCAATAAGAGAAAAACTAGATGACAAGATTGCTAAACTAAACAGTAGCAGAGTTATTAAGAAGATTACACCTAGAGGTGATCTGTCTTGGTATGTAAAATGGGTATCAGTATTTCTTATATTATTTGCAACTGTAGCCAGAAGTGTTGGATCAATACCTCAAATAGATATGTGGTTTGGTCTGTTTGGAACTATAGGTTGGGCATACGTAGGATATCTATGGCATGATAGAGCATTATTAGTATTGAACTCTATACTTGTTACACTATTAGTTGTAGGTTTAGCGAATTATTATTATGGTTAAATATTTTGATGAAGAATGGCCTAAAGAAGAAGAATTATTAAAAATAGGATTAGAGCAATCTAAAAGAAACAAGGCAGATAGATTTCCTACTGCTGATGAAAGATGGCCTAGACAAGGTATAGTTATGAAGAATAGAGTTTTTATTATTGGCAATGGTGAAAGTCGTAAAGATTTTGACTTGACAAAACTAAAAGAACATGGTAAGATATATGCCTGTAATGCTTACTATAGAGATAATCCTATACCAGACGTATTGATTGCTGTTGATAGCACAATGACACACGAAATATATCACAAGGGTATTGCTCATAAGATACCTTGCTATTTTAGAGAGTGGACTAAAGTGCCTAACTACATGTATGATACAATGGTACTAGGTATGTTACATACACAGGACAAAGACGAGGCAGATAGTTTGATAACAAATGATGGCCCAACAAATTACTATGTTATGAATGCTCATACAATCAAAGGTGAAGCAACGATAAGAAAAGAAGACGGCACGAAGTATAAGAAAAATATTGACAACACCCACATCTATGTATCTTGGATTACAGACGGCGATAAGACACAAGAATGGGAAGACCCAGGATATCATGCTGGTGCTACAGCAGGCCATGTTGCATGTAAGTATGATAAACCTACCGAAGTCTATATGATAGGTATGGACTTGGTATCAGATACAAAATTATATAACAACATCTACAAGGGTACTAAAAACTACTCATCAGCACATTATGAACCTAGTCCTACAGGCGTATGGGAAGCAGAGTGGTTACGAGTATTGAAAGACAACCCTAACGTGTCGTTTTATAAAGTCAATAAGTCAGATGACGATAAACCCACTAATAAAGAACTATTGGGAAATGAGAAGAATTTAACATATATCACACAGGCACAGCTGCTTGACAGATTGAGTCAAAAGTGATATAATTGCTAAATGAACTGTAAAAAATGTATAAATAATATTATATTTACAATTAAATATACATTAATACAAATACGTACAACAATATATACAAGGAGTAAAATACAATGTCAAGTGCATTAGAAGCCCTAAAGAAGTCAAAATCAAATTTTGACATACTAACAAAGAAGTTAGAAAACACAATAGAACAACCCGAAAAGAAAAACAAGTACCAAGACGACAGGTTATGGAAACCTGAACTAGATAAGTCTGGCAATGGTTACGCAGTATTAAGATTCTTACCTGCTATAGAAGGCGAAGATATGCCTTGGCAAAGAGTCTGGAATCATGCGTTTCAAGGACCAGGTGGTCAATGGTATATTGAAAACTCTTTAACTACACTAAACAAAAAGGATCCTGTTAGTGAAGAAAACACAAGGTTGTGGAATACAGGCATAGAAGCCGATAAAGAAATTGCTAGAAAGAGAAAAAGAAAGTTATCTTACTATTCTAATATCTTTGTAGTATCTGATCCTAAACATCCAGAGAATGAAGGCAAGACGTTCTTGTTCAAATTCGGTAAGAAAATCTTTGATAAAATTACTGAAGCAATGAATCCTGCTTTTGAAGATGAAAAGGCTGTAAACCCATTTGATTTTTGGGAAGGTGCAAACTTTAAACTAAAAATCAGAAAGGTTGATGGTTATTGGAATTATGATAAATCTGAATTTGAGCCAGTTAGTAGAGTAAAACCTACTGATGAGGAGATTGACAAGATATGGAAATCTCAATATGCTCTAAAAGCCTTCGTTGATCCTAGTAATTTTAAATCTTATGAAGAACTCAAAGAGAAACTTAATAAGACACTTACTGGACAAAGAAGTACCGAGTCAGTTGAAGATATTGACCTCCCACCTGTCAGCAATGACATACCAACGTCTTCTAACAATTCGGTAGAGAAAGTTGAATCGTCTAACGACAGCGATGACCTGTCGTATTTTAGTAAACTTGCTGAAGACGATTCATAATCTATCTCTCTCACTTTCTCAATATGGGGTGCCTTCGGGCACCCTACAATGTTCTCGTTTTGTTCTCATCTAAAATACACTTAAAATAACCCTAAAAAAGACCCAATTCACGCTTGACAAAAGCGGCAAACTATGATATAGTATTACTATGAATTAAACAATTGTGTTTGATTCTTTTATTAAACAGATAATAAGAAAGGTTATATTATGTTATTATCACAAATGAAAGACTTTAGTTACGAAGTATTAAATGATACCGTACTGAAGCAATCTTACCTAGACAAATCGTTTCAGGTAGGAATATTTAAATCAAAAGAAAAAACAATTGATGTTGTAGGGATTGATTCCAGATGGGACAATACTATGCGTCAAAGTTTCATCAAATCAGTTGCTACTGGTAATGCAGTAACACCTCTAGTCATTGTTGACGCAAAAGAATGCTTAAACAATGCTGATACTCAAAAAGACCAAGAGTATTTTCAATCTATCATAGACAAAGGTTTCAGATACATTGTTGTTGATGGTTGGAATAGAGTAGTTGCTTTGTTGAAATTCAAAAACAATCTATTTCAGTTTCCGAAAACTAGAAAGATGTTTGTACTTGACAATAACAACAATGAACAGTTTGTAGAAGTTACACAACCTGTTTCATATTCTACATTGAAAGAGTCAGTAACTAAAAACGAGATCAATTTAGTTAATGCCATTGACAATGCTAAAATATATGTTATTATGGTTACAAAGGCAAGTAAGAAAGATATATCTAATCTTTTTTTAAGAGTCAACGATGGTAAAACATTGAACGGCCAAGAAAAAAGAAATGGTATGTTGAATGTAGTTGCTGATACTATAAAAGTATTGTCAGATCAAAACATTGAGTACATGTCAAAACTGTTTAGTGATACCGAGATAACAAGATTGAAGTTTGACGACTTCATCGCTAACTGTTTACTTGGTTACTCATACAAAAACGAGAAGAATATCTCCGACACTGCTAAAAACAAAATGTATGCAGATGAGTCAGATGATAATCCTGCTGTTAAGTTTTTACACAAATTTAGTAAAGACTTTACAGATTTTTGTAAGTTTATCAATGAGAGTAATACCGACAAGATAAACTCAAAAACATTTTTGTTCTATGATTATTTCATGCTAACAAAATTGCTTGAAGATAAGAACATTGTCATAAAAGATAGAAAACTCTTTTATCAATGGTACAAAGGCTTTGTGATTAAGAATATACAAAGTAAAAAGACCTACGATATTGATGATGATGTTTATACGTTTGACCGTATGTTAAGAAAGAACAATGCCAATATCATACAATACAGAATGAACATGTATGTAAATGATATATACGCTAATCTTCTTAATACAGATGTTATCAATGAATATACACCGAGATCAGACTCGTATCAGAAATACAGATATGAGTTATGGGCCAAACAAAATGGCTTTGACGCTGTGTCAGGTGAGTCAATATCACTACATGAAATACTTGACGAGAAGTACCATGTAGATCACATTGTGCCTTTGAGTAAACAAGGTTCAAACGACATCTCAAATTTGAGATTAGTAAGTAGAGAATTTAATCTAAAGAAATCAAATAAACTTGATGAAGAATTAGATATGCAATTTTCTGCTTAAAACGTTTTAAGGTGGTCTTCAGTAAGTATTAGAAACTTCATGTTTCGCTTGTGACACCAGGCATACGCTGTAGACCACTTTCTTCTATTTCTTTCATAAGTAATCAACGCATTTTTATAAGTACGAGTTACACGCAATGGCGCTTTAGGTTTACGTGTTTGTGCTTTAGGTTTAATCTCTACAACAAACTTTTTAAATGTGCCGTTTGATTGTCTAACTTTCATATAAAAATCAGGATAGTATCTATGTGGTCTATTGTCAACTGAACGATAAGATATTGCTATTTCTTCACTACCCCATTCCATAACATCCCTAGTTTTATCACAATAAATCATAAAACGTTTCTCCCAACTAGACCTATAAATAACATTGTTTACATTGCCTTTATATTTCTGTGGGTTGAGTGGTTTGTATATACCTTGATAGGGTCGTTTATCTATATTCTTCAACTTCTTCATAAATCTATTTATTACCAACATAAATAGTAATATGGCAAGCGTATTTGACACTATAAAAACACGTGCTGGGGATACAACAAAGTCTGCTACTTGGTATAGAACGCAAGTAAATAAGATTGCTAGTAATACTACAGCAGGACAATTGTTTAGACAAGGTAAACTTAATCGTAGACCAAGTGTAGGCAGATTGAACTTATTTGGGTACAATCCTAAATACAGAAAAACGTTACCTTATTATGATGTATTCCCATTGGTGTTGCCATTAGAACCAATATCAGGTGGGTTTATGGGTATGAACTTTCACTATCTACCACCACTATTGAGATTTAGATTATTAGAACGTATGCAGGCAACAGCAACAGATAGTAGATTTGACGATAAGACAAAATTCAATGTAAACTATGATGATGTAAAGAATATAAAAATTGTGAAACCAACAATCAAAAAGTATTTGTACTCATATGTACAGACAGGATTTTTTAGAGTAAATGCAGATGAGGCAGCAGTTGCTATCTACTTACCTGTACAAAGATTCAAAAAGGCAACTGAAGCAAAAGTTTATTCAGACAGTAGGAGATTTATTTAATGTCAATAATTAGTGTAGGTAAAAAGATAGGTGATTTAGATATACGATTAGGTATACCACCATCTAAAGCACAATTCAATGTAAGCGAAACTAATAAAAGATTTTCAGTAAATAACGTTACATCTAATTACAATTCAGTTTACAACATATTCAGATCAGGCATAACACAATCAGGTGGGTTTGCAAGACCGACACAATTTATGGTTACGATTGATGGTCCTAAAGCAGCAACGTTTGGCGATACATCAATATACGCTGACGCAAAAGGTAAAGATCAGGCTGCTCGTATGGCAAAGAGTGCTAGATTGTCAGCGGCAATCAAAAAGAATATGCAGTTAAGAATGGATCTATTCTGTTCAAGTGTATCATTACCTGATAAGACTATCACAGACGATACAAATGAAACCTATTATGGTCCTAAAAGAGCATTTGCTAAAAATGTACAATTCAATGAGGTCACATTAGAATTTTATACTAGTATAAACTATGATGAACGTATATTTTTTGAGGCATGGCAAAACAGCATAGTTGATCCTATATCACATAACGTAGGTTACTATGATGATTATGCTACACCATGTATGATTACAATTACACCATTAACTAAAACGTTTATCGCTGCATTACAAAATTTTGAACCAACAGGCGATACACTTGCAGATAGAGATAAGATCAGACAATCACTAGGCGATAACTCTGGTTTCTCATCTTATCAAGTGCAAATGTATGAAGTGTGGCCTAAAACAATTGCTGCTACACCATTGAGTTATGACGCTCAAAATCAGATTGTTAAAACTAGTGTTACATTTACATACAGAAATCATGCTACATCAGCATGGAACTTTTTAGGTAAAACAGCAACCGAAGAATACAGCACACTAAACAGAAACGAATATAGAACTAATACGACAGCAATACAAGGTAACCTATTAGATAACCTACCTTTTGGTATAGGTAACGAGATAGGTAGAGCAGGTCGTCAAGTGTATGAAACACTTAAAAAGAATTTGCCTATTGGGCGAACAACGGGAGGACGTGTGTTCCCGAAAGGTCTACCAGACCCTAGAATCATACGTGATTTTTTATATTAATAAGGAGTTAAATAATGAGTTTATCATTTATAAAGGTGCCTGAATATAATTTGACGTTATCAAATAATGTAAAGGTGAAATACAGACCATTCTTAATAAAAGAAGAAAAAGTTTTATTGATGGCTGTAGAGAGCAAAGACGAAGGTGAGATGAACAATGCTCTAATTAAAATTGTTCAACAATGTACATTATCACAAATAGACGTAACGAAGTTACCAGTATATGACTTTGAATATCTTTGGTTAAATATACGAGGTAAATCTGTTGGTGAAATTATAGAAATGAAATTGAAATGTCCAGATGACGATACCGTTTCTGTTGACTATCAATTAAAATTAGATGATGTTAAACCTGACCTTGATAAGAAGGTTGATACAAAGATTGAATTTGAAAAAGACTATGGTGTGATAATGAAAGTGCCTACAATTATGCAGATTGCTAACAAAAGAACATTGTTAGATTTGTCTTTTAATTTAGTTAGGGATTGCATTGCTCAAATATACAATGGTGACGAAGTACACGAAGCAAATGATTTATCTGTAGAAGAACTTGACGAGTATGTTGAACATTTAACTACAAAGCAGTTTAAACAGATAAGAGAGTACTTTGAACATTTACCTATTGTATCACACCTGATTAAGTATAACAATCCTAAATCAGGTAAAGAGTTTACATTATTGTTACAAGGGGCGTCAGATTTTTTTCAGTAACCCTCTTGCATGAAAACCTGGAGAGTTTGTACCGTACTAATTTTGCATTAATGCAGTACCATAAATACTCTTTAAGTGAATTAGAAGATATGATACCATGGGAGAGGGAGATATATGTTGAAATGCTTATGCAACATATAAAAGAAGAAAACGAGAAGATAAGAGAAAAACAAAGAAAAGGATAATTTATGAATTTTTTAAAGAATATGCTAACAACAGGTTGGCAAGGTTTTAAACATGGTGCTAAATCACTATGGCATTTCATTGAGGTAGAGATACCTGAATTGATGTCAAACTGGAGACTAGTACCAAGACTATTAATGCTTGCTTATGGTTGGGCATTTTTAGATGTAATCAACTGGTTTATGATGTTAGAAAATCCTAACAACGCACAGGCAGGGTTAGTGTCAGTAGTAGTTGGGGCTGGTGCAGGTTGGTTTGCAATATATGTAAACGGTAAACCATCTAAAGTTAAAAACAAAGAATAATAAATGCCAGAACAAGTAAAATTTAAGAAACCTAAACCTAACTTTCAATCCATCTTAAAGAAACAAAAAGAGATGGAAGATGATGAGAAGTTCGCTATATCTGATTCGTTACAAGAATACATTGATACGATAGGTAAAAAGGCAGGTTATCAGAACCAAGAGAAGTTAGAAAAGGCCAATATCAGACAAGAGGTAATTAACTTTGTTGATAATTACACTATCAGCAGCCTTGATAGTATCAAAGGCATGGAGTATGATGACGCATTACAATTACAATCATCAACCGAAAAGAGTATAGCAGAGATAGAAGGTACTGGTCAATTGAATGAGGCAGAATTAGATTTTATTAGAGCAACGGTAGGTGAAACCAATACTAGATTAAAAGAAGTATTGAAGTTATCTACACGATTAAAGTTTGCATTTAGAGATTTGAAGAAAGAACTTAAACCTCTAAAACTTGCTGCTAGAGTAGGTCTAACAAGAATACCTATTTTAGGTAAAAGAATTGAGAGAGCAATACGTGCTGAAGAAGAAGGTGAGTCAGAAGCATTACGTATTAAAAGAGGTTTAAGAAAAAGAGAAGCAAGAGATACCAGAAAAATGGGTGACACTTCATTCCCAGCACCCAACGATCAGAGTCAAACTCAACAAAATAAAACAATTGCAAAACAAACTACTGCTGGAATAATGGCAACAGATAATAAATCTATACCAAAAGGAGATAGAGAAGAACTTGTTGAGGAAGAAAGAGAGTCAGACGCTCAGTTTGAAACTACAAGTGGTACATTAGAAAGAATACTTGAAGAAACAGAATTAACAAATGAATTACTAGGTGG